ACGGTTAATGCTGTTGTTAGTATCTACATGTCAGTGACAACATTATCAGCTACACAAGCTTTAGTGACATATAGAGGTACATCTTTTTATCTTCAGACTTGTGTGTTAAACATAAGTGGTTCAACTGTTTCAGCTGGTACTGTTCTTACGGTTAATGCTGTTGTTAGTGTCTACATGTCAGTGACAACAATATCTGCTACACAAGCTTTAGTGACATATAGAGGTACAAGCGATTATCTTCAGACTTGTGTGTTAAACATAAGTGGTTCAACTGTTACAGCAGGTCCTGTTCTTACGGTTAATGCTGTTGCTAGTGACTACATATCAGTAACAACATTATCAGCTACACAAGCTTTAGTGACATATAGAGGTACAAGCAATTATCTTCAAACTTGTGTGTTAGAGGCTTTATTATGAAAATATTAATTAGAAATTCAGACAGTGTTGTTATCTACGCACAAGACGATTTAATCTTAGATGATGAACTCCACGGCAATAATTGGCGCGATTTAAATTTTAATTCAACAAACGCGCATATAATTAGCGTCGATTCATTGCCAGAACTTTGGACGGGTGCTGTGTGGTCGTACATCAATGAAACATGGGTAGTTCATGATAATGCTCGATATAATGAGTTAGTGGCGGAAGAAAAAACAAAACTTGATGATAGTGTAAAAGCCAATATTAAATCCGAAATTGACGCAATTGAAGCAACGATTACACCTCGCAGAATCCGTGAATCGATTATTGGTACAGACAATGGATGGCTAATTAAACAAGACTCTGCAATCGCTTTATTGCGTAAACAACTAGCAACATAACACCATGCCTGACGAAGCCTGCCGATTAGCCAAAATTGAACAACGTGTTTATTCGCTAAGTGATGACTTGAAGGAACAAGACGATAAAATATGTGAGATACACGAATTGCTTGAAAAAATGCGCTCAGAACAGGCACGTTACAAGGGTTTTATCGGTGGGATAGTTTTTACCATTGGTGCGATATTCTCATTTTTATCCTGGTGGACAAGTAAATAATGGAATTGCTGGTATTTGTTTCTGACGTAGGTTTCCCCATTGCGGCGGCTTGCGTTGGAATGTACTTTGTCTATCTAACTCAAAAGTTCCTACTTGAATCGGTACTCGAAAAAGTCAAAGGGTTAATTGTGATTATCAAGCAGTTAGATGAGCGCGTAACGTCAATGTCACAAGACATTTTAAAGATTGATGCACTGTTATCCGAAGCGTTAGAACTCGAGTAAAACAGATGGAATTTGAAGCGGTTGCTAAATACATCAATCAGTATGGCTTTCCGATTATTGCAGCAGGTGGAATGGGATATATAGCCTATTTCGTGTGGCTCTGGGCAACGACAATTGTTAAGCCTATCTTAGAAGAAGCGCATAACGTGCTAATTGATTTAATAGATCAAGTTAGGACACTGGACGGCGATATGATACGGTTAAGTCAGAAGCTAATAACGATACTAATTATACGGAGTAAAAAATGATTATAGGACAAGGCGGCATCGCACTAATCAAAGAATTTGAAGGGTGTAAATTGAACGCTTACAAGTGTCCTGCGGGTGTGTGGACAATCGGCATCGGATCAACACGATATGCTGATGGCTCGAAAGTCAAAGAAGGCGACAAACTGCGCGATGAATCAGAAGCATGTGAATTGTTAAAAGCAACACTGGCGACATTTACGCACGCAGTTAATACAGCAATCCACCCACCTATGACGCAAAACGAATTTGATGCGCTGGTTTGTCTTTGCTATAACATTGGTACAACTGGATTTGCTACGTCAACACTTGTGAAACTGTTTAATGCTGGTGTAACTAAAATGGAAATATCACAACAGTTTTTACGGTGGGATAAAGCAGGGGGTAAACCGCTTGCTGGCTTAACTCGACGACGTGCCGCTGAAGCCAAATTGTTTTTAACACCTTAAAATTTACATGTGGAATGAATAACATTTTTGTTTTTACATTCATTTAAAACTATAATTCAACAATTCACAGGTGCATGCTGAATCAGCGGCTAATACTACAAAACATACGGAGTATTTATGAGCTACAGCATGACTTACGACTCTTTGCTCGTAGACGTACGACGTTACTTAGAGCGCGGCTTTACGCAAGAAAGTGACCAAATCGTCTACGATCAACTTCCTCGACTCATCACGATGGGAGAGCGTCGTATTGCGCGTGAACTTAAGATTGAAGGTTTCATTCGAGCAGTCACAACACCGCTGTCCGTAGGCGTTAACGTTTACATGAAACCGGACAGATGGCGTGACACGGTCAGCATGACTGTTGACGGGACGCCTATTTTTGTGCGCTCTTATGAATACATCAAAAATTATTGGCCATCTCCTGCTCAAACAGGAACTCCTGCGTATTATGCTGATTACGATTATCAGCACTGGCTTATTGCTCCTACCCCCGACACAGCACAAACATTAGAAATTCTCTTCTATGAACAAGTTCGTTTCTTAGGTGATGAATTTCAAACAAATTGGCTCACCGAATATGCACCGGACGTTCTTTTATACGCTACGTTGCTCGAAGCAACACCATTTCTTAAAAATGATGAGCGTGTACAGGTGTGGCAAGCTATTTATGATAGAGCGGCACAAGCATTAAATGGCGAAGATCTTAAACGTATCATGGATCGCACAGCGAACCGGAGTGAAGCATAATGACAATATATACAGACGTATTCGGTGGCGCAAATGTTTATCCGAGTGAAATAAGCTACAGTGCATTAACACTCACTGCTGATGTGACATTAAGCTGGCCAACTGAAACCTCTGCCAGTAACAACCTTGCTACTAGAATTATTAACATCTCATCAGCAACCGCAGGATTAAGTATATTTTTACCGGACGCGGCAAAGGCGGGTACAGGTGAGACAATACTTTTTAATAACGTAGGTGCGCAAACAATCACTGTAAAAAACGCATCGGGTACACAAATTGTTACGGTTACGAGTGGAACGCTTTGGCAAATTTATTTAACTAATAACAGCACGGTAGCCGGCGTTTGGGTTTCATTACAATACGGCGCGAGTCTTTCAATTGCAAACGCATCTGCGCTGGCGGGCACTGGTATTGTAGCTGTCGGTCCTTTGCTTTCACAATCGGTTCCGATAACGGCGTTTAATTCAAATTATACTGCTAGTGCAGCTGATAGAGCAAAAATGTTCAACTGGACTGGCGCAGGCGGCACGTTAAGTCTTCCAGATCCAACAATCGTAGGTAATAATTGGTTTATTTATTTACGCAACTCTGGCACCGGCGCAATTCTTGCTGATGCTGTCGGTGCAACTTTAATTAACGGATCAGCTGATCTTAGTTTTCAACCAGGAGAATCTGCTATCATCGCTAGTGACGGGGTGAACTGCTACACGATTGGTTTCGGTCAATCTGCAACGTTTGCATTTGATTACACGGTTATTGCGGTTGGCGGCACTGGAAACTACACATTGTCCGGTACAGAATTAAATCGAATTTCGTATCGGTTTACAGGAACGTTAACAGGTAATCGTACCATTATTGTTCCTGCTACGGTTCAGCAATATTGGGTTGATAACCAATGCACCGGCGCGTACACGTTCACGGTAAAAACAACTGCCGGCTTAGGTATTACTATCACGTCAGGTACAAGGTCAATTCTTTATTGTGACGGCACAGACGTGGTTCGCGCTGATACATTCACAATAGCGTATCCAATTCCAGTGTCACAAGGCGGTACTGGCGCAGTGACTGCGGGTAGCGCACTTGTGAACCTTGGCGCAGGGTCGGTAGGCGCGTCTTTATTTGGTGCGGTTACACAAGCTCAAGCGTATTCTATTTTAGGACCTGCGGCAGTTGGTTCTGTTGATGGCGGAACTTACTAATGCCAGAAAAAACGATCATATTAAAATCAGAACCAGGAATTAAACGCGACGGTACGAAGTTTGATGGGAACAACTATACCGACGGTCAATGGGTGAGATGGCAACGCGGTCTCCCGCGTAAAATTGGTGGCTATAGATCAACACAAAAATATCTGACTGAAATCAGTCGTGGGTTTAGTAACTTTACTCAAATGGATTACATTTACTGTCACAGCGGAAGTCGTAGTATGGTCGAACGTTTTACGATTGATTATACGGCTAACAGTTCAATTGTGTCAGACCGCACACCTCAAGCGTTGATATCTAGCGGTAATGTGGTTCTGACCGGCGGCGCGGCTGGATCAGTTAACATGATCACGGTTAATGGCGTTAACATTATGTCAGCGCCTGTGGCATACACCACTAGCTTGACAGCAACCGCCACTGCTGTGGCTTCTGACATCAATGCGTACACATCATCACCGAACTACACAGCAGTAGGTATTGGCGCAACAATAGCTATTTTAGCACCTAGCGCAGGCTCTAGTTATAATGGTTATGTGGTTGTTGTCACAACAACAACACTAACGGCGACTTCACAAGACATGAATGACGGATCTGATGCGTTAGTTGAAGATGATCTCAACATGTGGATGTTTGATTATCAATACGATTCATCAACTAATCAAAATTATTTACTGGCGCATGTGTCACCTAACATGCAACGTATTGCTAATGATGAAGGCGGTCAAATATTTTTTGGTGAAGTTTTAGGTACCGGTATTTTAAAATCTATCACTTTACCGCCTGATGCGAATTGCACCGGCGGTATTGTGTCGCTCCACCCTTATCTTTTTTATTACGGTACTGACGGGATTATCGGCTGGTCTGTTGCCGGTGAACCTACGAATTTAACAGATTTTGGAGCCGGCGCTGGGCTTGCGAGGGTGTGGGGTCAAAAGATCATTAAAGGTTTACCCCTCCGTGCCGGTAGCGGAACCGCACCTGCCGGATTATTTTGGGCATACGACGCAGTTATTCGCGCCACATTTACTGGCGGTGCGTCTGTATTTCAATTTGACGTAGTAGCAACAGACACTTCAATCATTTCAGAAAACAGCGTGGTCGATTACGACGGGGTGTTTTTCTGGGCAGGCGTAGATCGATTCTTAATGTTCAATGGTGTAGTGCGTGAAGTGCCAAATTCTCTGAACTTAAATTATTTCTTTGATGGATTAAACAAACGCCGCCGGTCAAAAGTATTTGCATACAAAGTTCCCCGTTACGGTGAAATATGGTGGTGTTATCCTCGAGGTGACGCGACTGAATGCACCCATGCTGTAATTTACAATGTGCGTGAAAACACATGGTATGACACGACGCTTCCTGCTAACGGACGGTCTGCGGGTATGTTTAACAACTCGTTTGCCGCACCTATTTTAAGCGGTGCAGTTGCCGGACCGGAAGCGACAGGCGCAACAGGATCAATTACATTGACCGGCGGGGCTTCTGGTTCAATCAACACCGTTACCGTAGGTGGAGTTCAGATCATGTCCGGAACGGTTGCATACAACACTACTTTGTTATTAACTGCTGGAGACGTTGCAAATAACATCAATAGTTACGGTTCGGATCCAGATTACGTTGCGACCGTAGCGGTAGTAGGGGGAAACCCAGTTATCACGTTGACAGCCACAACCGACGGATCGCGTGCAAATTATCTTGTCGTAGCGGTTACATCAACAACCATAACTACAACAACGACAGGTATGATAGGCGGTACTGATGCGTTTAGAGTGTGGATCCAAGAACAAGGTGTTGATGAAATTGATGGTAATTTAGTGAGTCCAGTGCAATCCTTTTTTGAAACGGCTGATTTGTCGGCGGCGGCTCAAGGTAATAACGAGTTTATGCGTGTTACTCGTATTGAGCCAGATTTTGTTCAAACCGGTAGTATGACTGTTCAGGTCACCGGTCGCTCAAATGCGCGTGCTCCAGAAGTGTATGGCACCACATTTACATTCCCAGAAACTGCGCAAGAACCTTGGCAACAAATTGTCATGCTTAAAGAGCAACGTCGTGAACTCCGTGTCAGATTTGAATCAAATGAATTGTACGGTGATTATCAAATGGGTCAAATCATCGGGCATGTTTCAATGGGCGACAACACGGTGATCTCATGATCATTAGGGTCACACTTCCGACGCATCTCACACTCCGTGACTGGGCAGATCAGATTGCATTAGACTTTGACCCTTACGGTGCATTCGGTCGTCTTGAAGACGAAAACAACTGGCAGAATTGGGGAATGCAGTTCGTCAACAATTTAACGCTCAGAGAAAATTTCCCTATCCCGTATCAATTTGATGACTGGCGTGAGTGGGCAGAGCGTTTCTGCCAGACAGTAGAATAAATATGAAATACATTGAATTTGAACTTGAAGATGAAGCAGAAGAATGGGCGCGTGAGCGTCTTGGACTCGAACACCCACCGGAGTTTTTCCGTGCATTTTCAGCAGTCAACACTCAAGGCGAGTTTGTTTGTGTAGTGATTATGACCAACTTTACGTCACGCAACATTGATCTAACTATTGCGATTGATAACAAAAAAGTTAGACCCAGAGAAACAATTGTCATGTTTAACCGGATTTTTGGTTTTATTTTTAACCAACTGCATGTTGCTCGCGTCACAGGACTCCTGCGCGGAAAGAACACGCAAGCCAAGCGATTAAATGAACACTTTGGCTTTCAACTTGAAGGCATCATGCGTAAATCATTCGAAGATGACGATGATTTACATATCTACGGATTTTTAAAAGAAGATTACTACGGCCATAAATGGTTTAGAGGACAAACAAAATGAGTGAAATCAGAACAGCAATTATGCAATTGGTAGAAAACAATCCTCAATTTCAACAAGGTGTTGATCAAATGGAACAACAAGTACAGCGTATGCCGCTGGTTCCAGAAGAACTTGATGAAGCCATTAACCTGCTTGAGTTTGTTCTTCAAAACCCAGAACAATATCCAGAAGTGCGTGCCGCTGCAATCAAAGATGGCGCAATTGATGCCAACATGGTGCCAGAACAATACGACATGGTATTCGTTGTGTCACTGCTTGTTGCTTTATATGGATTGCAAGATCGTTTAAAAGTTCGGGGTTACGCGCGAGGCGGTTTAGCGGTAGCTGCTAGGCGACTTGAAATGCAAGGTCGCGGCGGTGACGACAGATTAGCTCACATTAATCATCGTGAAGCAGAAATGTTAAAACGTATGGGCGGTGAAGGGTCTATCAATCCGACAACCGGTTTACGCGAATACAAAAGTGTTTTTAAATGGATCATGTCAATTTTGCCTGTTGCATTGATGGTTTTTGCTCCTGGCATTGGTACGGCATTAGGTGGTTTCCTTTCTGCCGGTATGTTGTCTGGTGCGGGTGCGGCTGCTTTAGGTGGCGGTGCTATTGGCGCATTGTCTGGTGGTATTACCGGCGGTTGGAAAGGGGCGTTGATGGGCGGCGCGGCAGGCGCACTAGGCGGTGGTCTTGGTGGACAAGTAGGAAGCTCGGCGAGTAGCGCACTTGGACTTGGACTTGGTAAAACGGGACAAGCTATGCTCGGTAGCGGTATCATCGGAGCGGGGGTCGGGGCTGCGGGTGCTGGAATGTCTGGCGGAAATGTACTTAAAGGTGCGTTAGTAGGTGGCGGAGTGGGTGCTGCTGGCGGTGCTATTGGCTCTATGGCAAGCGGCGTTGGTACGGATTCTGCAATCGGCTTAGGTATTAATCGTGGCGGGCAGGCGTTTGGTAATGCGTTGTCAGCGGGCTACAGTCCAAAACAAGCGGCTATTTCAGGTGGTTTAGCCGGTGTTGCCGCAGGTTTACAATTTGATCCAACGTCAGTTGGGCAACAAAAACTTAACGCGGTTAATGAAGGAAACAAAGATTATAGTTTGGACACGGGTAAACAACTCAATGTTTCTGACATTAGTATGAAACCTTCTGACAGTGTCGTTGATAGTTTAAAACTCGGTAACGCAGGAACTGCCCCCGCAGGCGGCGGTCAATATGTAACGGATCCTGTTTCTGGTGCTGAAACATGGGTTCCGAATTCAGTAACGGCAGCTCCATCTTATGATTTAGGATTAAAAGGCAACGCCTTTGGATCTACAGCTCCTAGTGGCGGTTATGGGTTGAATGCAGAAGGTGCGCCTACGTTTGGCGGTGATCAAACTAATTTAGCACCTTCAGTACAAAATGCATTAAGTCCCCAAAGTGTTTTCGGTCAAGGTACTTCAATCGGCAGTCCTCAAGCGGTTAACACCAACGCAGCTGCGGGGCAAGGTGTTAACGTTTTAGGTGGTCAAACAGGCGCAACGAATTACACAAGTGCTTTATCAGGACAAGCTGATGCCGGAACAGTTCAACAACAGCAACAACAGCAACAAGGACAAGGCGGTTTTGACTGGGGTAAAGCAGCGTTGCTCGGCGGTGGTGCATTAGCTGTAGGGTCGATGTTGACAGCACCAAAAGAAGCGCAAGACGCTGTTTCACAATTATCTCCACAGCAACAAGAATATTTCACCAGACCCAGCGTTCAGTGGGATTGGGATAAAATGCAAAATGATGCGAATAGAAATAATCAAGGGTTGTATGATTACATGGCGCAGAATTGGAACAAAGTGTCGTCAGGCACTTACAATCAAGCCGGTTACGCTGCTGGCGGGGCATTAGGAAATATTGCACGATTTGCGCGTGGCGCAGGATCTGGTCGAGATGATACAATTGACGCAAAATTATCTGATGGTGAGTATGTCATAGACGCTGAAACTGTCGCGTTACTGGGTGATGGATCAAACAACGCAGGCGCAAAAATGCTCGACAAGATGCGCAGTGAAATTCGCGCTCAAAAAGGTAAAATGTTAGCCAAAGGTAAAATTAGCCCAAACGCTAAATCCCCACTCTCATATTTAAGAGGAGCAATGTAATGGCGACATCAGACGACCCCTTTGCATCAAGCACTAGTCTGCTTAAAGATTTAACCACAGGAACTCCGAACGATACGAAATCATTTCAACTTGTTAAGTCGGGTGAAACACCCGTATGGATGCAGGAGGCTATTTACAATCAAACGCAACTGGCTAAGAATTTTGCGCAAACACCTTATCAACCTTACGAGTTTGAATCGCTCGCACGTTTAACTCCCGCGCAGAAACAAGCCTACGGAAATATTTCAAGCAATGTTGCTAATGCGGAAACAGGGCAAGTCGCATCGTGGCAACCTGACATTTGGAATACGCAAACTAGTATGTTTGATCAGACGACCAACCAAACTGGTCAAACCCTGCAAACAGATCAAGGCGCGTATTTACGAGGTGATTTAGCTGACAAAAATTTAGATGCTGGGCAAGCTACATGGGACACGGCTGGCGGTCTTAGTCCTCTGGCTGCTGCACAAACAGCTTTAAACAAAGGTTTAAACTTGAGTGCTTCCGGAGCCGCTAGTCAATATTTAAGTAACGCTGCGGGTGTTGATATTGGCAATGCAGGTCAAAGCAGATTTAATCAAGCGGCTAACACTAACATTACCGGCGCAGCAAATCCTTATTTTGACGCAGCTAACCAAAATTTAGTTACGTCCACGCAAGAACGGGCGTTAGCGGCTGCTGATCCTTACATGAAAGCGGCGTCAGCTTCAGGCGCGTCTGGCGTTAATGCCTACATGAACCCGTATCAAACAAGCGTCATGGATGCTATGGCACAGCAATCTGCGCGTAATTTGAAAGAAAACATTCTTCCTGGAGTGTCTGACGCATTTATTAAAGCCGGTAACTTCGGTAGTGCACGGATGGGTGAATTTGGTAACCGCGCTGTTCGGGATGCTAATCAAACTTTGCAACAACAACAAGCGCAATTACTTAATCAAGGTTACGGTCAAGCGGTCACCGCTGCGCAATCTGATTTAAATCGTCAAGCTCAGTTGGCTAATGTCGCGGGTAGCACTGCTGGCGCAGATCTTAGTCGTATTACGCAAAACGCAGGCGCGTATAACCAACAAGGTCAAATAGCCGCAAACGCCGCTGCTAGCCAAGGTCAGCTTTATCAAAGCATCGGGCAAAGTCAAATTGATGCGGCAGCAAAGCAAGCGTCTATGTACGGGCAACTCGGTCAGACTACGGGAACACTTACTGCACAAGACATGCAAAATTATGCGAACATTGGTCAGACACAAGGACAGTTAACAAATGCTCAGCAACAAAATTTAATTAACCTTGGACAACAACAAACTTTGGCGGGTCAACAGCAACAGACATTTGGTCTTAACGCTGCGGGGAATGTGCAACAAGCCACAGCGCAAGATTATGCTCGTCAGATAGGTGCACTTAACACTTACGCCAATTTGGTCGGTGGTGAACAACAAATGTTAGCAGCTGACAACGCAGCACTCGAAGCGGCTGGCGCAGCACAGCAAAAAGATCTGCAAGCTAGCTATGATGTAGCAAAACAACAATACTATGCACCATTAGAGTATGCTAGAAGCAATATAGATTTCTTGAATACACAAATTAAAGGTTTGCAACCGATTACGCCAATGAGCAACACGACTTTTGGGTCGGGTACAGGTCAAACGTACTCACCGTCTCCGTTAGCAAACACGGCTGCAGCTTATAACATATATAAAGGTGTCACAACTCCAACAACCGGCACAACAGGATAAGAAAATGGGATACGAATTAGATCAACTCATGAAAAGAAATGGCGTGTCTACAGCAGGACTGCCCCAGTATTCTGGTGCAAAAGCACCTTCAGAAACGATTATACCTGTTAACACAAAGACTACTAATAAATACTACACTGCCCCTATCGAGCCTACTGCGCCTGTTATGCCTACTGCGCCAACAGCTTTTGATGGCACGACTCCTATTGCGCCTGCAAAACCAGGGAAAGGCGCAACCGCAGAGCAAACAGCAGAATACAAAGTGTCTAACGCGCAGCACCTTGCAGATTTAAACACGTTTAACGCCGATAAAGCCGCAAGCATAAAAGCAACCACAGATTATAATACGGCATTGACAGCTTATCCAAAGTCGATGACCACTTACAATACGAATTTGACTAAGTTCAATACTGACAAAACGACGTGGGATGAGCTTCAGCGTAAATACGACTTAGATCAAAAATCGTACAACACTTATGTTGATGAGTATAAAAACAGAATTGCTAACACACCGCAGTATGACCCGTTACCAAAAGCACCCGGACAGACACGTCCAAACACGTCTATGGGTCAAAGAACGTTACCTGAAACGCTTTCAGATCCTGGAATTTCACAGACGTCTTCTGATATTTCAGAGTGGGCGTCACAAAATCCGTATGCAACAACGCAAGATGTTCAGAAATATCAAGATGACTATGGTTTAACCGGTCGTGATCTGTACAATGCGACAGGTAGCTTCTACGGTAATCAGTTGAAGCCTCCCGCGTACGGAGAATTGTCAAAGAATTTCAACAATCTAACACCACAGCAACAAGCCTCAAATTACGCGCAACAACTCAATACAGGCTACACGGATGCTGACATAAGAAGTAAGTTTGCAAAACAGTTTGGATCACCAATGGATGCGAACTGGACTGCTATGCAAGATTTAGCGTCTCCACCTGTATTAGCCGAAGGTGGCTCCGTACATGACCTTTATAGAAAATACGCTAACGGCGGACACGTAGCGCATTACGCAGATGCCGGTAGTGTTGATATTGCAAACAGTGTTATGCCTAGACCAGAAGAAGGCGTTCCGCAACCTTTACCACAAATCCAAATGCAAGCTGCTGCGCCTCAGCAAGATGACCGAATGGCGCAATTGCAAGCTATGATGGAAAAATACGCTACTCCGCAAAATGATTATGCGCGGGAGCTTGAAGAAGCGCGTAGAAAATCTAACGCTGAAACTGAAGCGTTTACTGACATGGTTAAAAATGCGCGTAAATCTCCAGAGCGCGATAACATGAGTCAGGCAGAGCGTTATTTCAGATTAGCGGCGGCTTTCGGTCAACCCACCAAAACAGGTTCACTAGGTGAAACGTTAGGAAACGTCAGTCAAGCCATGGCTGAAAATGAAAAATCTAAAAAAGACAGTCAAGATCAAAATTTAGAACTTCAGATGAAAGCGCAGCAATTAAAAACTGCGGGGGCAAAAGAAGATTTAAACACGTTACGGGTTTTGTCGTCTGAAGATAAAAAGACGCAACGTGAAATAGTTTCTAGCATGATCAAAGCAGAAATTGAAAGCGGTAAACCGCAATCAGAACTTGCTAAAATTGCTAAAGATCGTTACGGGTATGGAACGCAAGGTTATTACTCATTTTTAGAGAAAAACGTACCGACATGGGTAGAAAGTAAAATGGCTCAGATGCAAATGGGACCCATGATAGCGCAAGGTAACTTATCAGTAGCGCAAGGTAACTTACAAGAAAATCAAGAGAGAACCAACATTTCGCAAGAAGAACATGTACAAAAACTAGCGGAAATGAAAGAAAAACAATCTCAAATGTCACAGCAAGAACTGAAAATGAAAACAGATTTGCAAAATGAGATGTTACGTCTTGAAAGTGCATCTGACACGTTAAACAGAGCTTACCAGTTAAATTCTAACTCTTTTGACAATACGGTAACTGACAGAGCAAAACGGATGGCTATTGAAAACACCGTAGGTTCTAAAGATGAAAAAGTTAAAAACACTAGGGAGCTTGAAACGTTCCTCGGTGAATCATCATTAAATTTAGCGCAGGATTTGAAAGGTTCTGTTTCTGATTCTGATATGAAATTGCTGTCATCATTGACAGGTGCAAAAACCATGGGAGTTCAAGAACGTGCAGACATATTGCACAAAAACTGGACTAATTTACAAAGAAATCTTGAACTCAAAAAGAAACAATACAATGACGTCATCAGCAAACGAGCAAGACTTTATGACGAAAGAGCATCGGAGCAATAATCATGGCAACATTTTCAGAATTAAACAACGGTGAACGAGTAAATCCATTTTCTAACTCAGCACGAGCATTGATCGGGCAGGGTGTGGGTATGGGCTGGGGTGATGAGGGTGAAGCGTGGCTCCGTTCTAAACTATCTAATGAAGATTATGACACCACATTAGCTGACATCAATAAAAAATATTCAAAATATAAAGAAGAATATCCAGTATCTTCAACAGCTTTAGAATTCGGAGGAGCTGCTATTCCTGCAGTAGGGTCTTTACTGCTCGGACCGGAAACCGGAGGAGCTGCCCCCGTGGGTGTTTTAAAAACGATTATGAACAGTCCGTACGCTAAAAACGCGATGTTGACAGGACCAGTAGGTGGCGCGGTGCAAGGCGCAGGTATGGCTGCTCCTGAAGACAGAGGTCTTGGTATGGCGGAAGGTGCTGTTTTAGGTGGCGTGACGGGCGCGGCGATGCCTTTAATAACGCGTGGAGGAAAAGGCGCTGTTGACTGGTTACGTGACAGACTTGCTCCTAGTGACGCGTTAATCGCGGAACGAGCTGCGGGTAAAGTATCTGAAGCTGTGAAAGAAGATGAGTTAACACCACGCGACGTAAATCGAACAGTGATGTACGATTACGCACGCGGTATTCCTTCAACGATAGCTAACGTATCACCGTCTTTGGTTCATCTTGCTGACACTGTAGCGCAGCGTAGCGGTCCTAGCGGACGGTTGGTTGAAGAAGTGCTGGGCGAACAGAAAGCCGGTGCGCGTGAGCGTGTTTACCAACGAGCGCAAAATGAGATTTCGAGCGGAAATTATTATGATGACATTAAAAAATTGTCTAGCGAGTTGAAAGCAAAAGCGCAGCCTCTTTACGACAAAGCATATGACCATGGGATTGTAGAAGATCCGGAAGTGTTAAAACATTTAAAATTACCTCAATTTCAAAAAGCGATAGGCGCAGCAAGAGAATTGCTTGAAGCCGACGGTAGAAGTTTACCTACTGAAGATGTGTTTGATGCCGCAGGTGCTAAAATTGGCGAAAAAATAACACCAGACGTTGAAACATTAGATCATTTAAAACGAGGTTTAGATCGTTTAATTGAAGGACAGACTGATGCAACAACGGGTAAAGTCACGGCACTTGGCGGCGTTTACATCAAAAAGAAAAATGAATTTTTAAACGCATTAGATGAAGCAGTTCCAGACTACAAAGAAGCTAGACGCGTTTATGCGGGTGATATAGAAGTTATTAACGCGATGGAATCTGGTTACAAAGATTTTTCAAAGTTAGACCATGAAGAAGTGCAACATCTAGTCGGAAAGATGAGCTCGGCTGAGAAAGAAGCATTTAAAACGGGGGTGGTTAGACATATACATAGCCTCACTATGGATCCAACTAATAATATGAACGCGGCAGCCAAAGTTATTCAGTCACCAGAAACTCAAAAAAGTTTAAGTGTTCTGTTTGACAGTCCTGCTCATTTTGATTTGTTTAAATCAGCACTTCTACGTGAATCTCAACTGTACAACCAAGCTAATCAGATCTTGGGTGGTGCTCAAACAGGTCGCAGAATACAAGCGCGTGAACGTTTTGAGCAAGGACCGGCGTTAGATGCAGTTATTACTGAAGCAGTTTCTGGATTTCATCCCTTTGACGCGTTAGGAAAGCTAGTTACTCGTGTTGGAAATAGAGCGTTCATGTCAGACAAAGTGGCGCACAAAGTATCTGAACTTTTAATGTCAAAAGACCCGCATGAAGTGGCAGCCGCTGTTAAAACATTAGAAAGTTATGAGGCAAAAGCTAAAACAGGTGCGCATGTTTCTGAGCAGGTAGAAAGCGGTTTGACGATGGGTAGTTCTAATTTATTGCAAACACGCCAGGACATCAATAAAGACAAAGAAATAAATTACGACATCAGCAAACACGAACGTATGTTAAAAGGACCGAGTATTTCTGAGCATCAATACACTAACATTCCTGGTAGTAAAATGGGAGCAACTGAATAGCCACCCCCTTGTTGATTGTGTTATCTTCTACCCCGCTGATGCGGGGTTCTTTTTATTCATCAATGTTCAACATCTTCAATCAACTGTTGAATTATACGTTCTTCATCTTTAGCTGTCATTTTTCTCTCAAGCCAGTTCGCTAGATATCCTTTACGATCGTAGATTTTAAACTCTACGTCAAACCAACCGCCATAGTAGTCTGCGTCACTATCCCAGGTGTTATAATCTGGTTTCTCATAATACCCGCTAGTCATTTCTGCTTTACAAGGTATACCGTTTATATGCGTGTCAATCATTTGTACCTCGTCTCGTAAAGCCATCTCGCCATGAGGAGCGCTTCGGCTCTATCACTGTGTTTTTTAAGATTAATAGGAGCTTCAGGAAACATACGAACAGCTAATGATCGGCTCTGTTCTTTGTCGCTCGTAAGTTTAAAATATTTTTTCCAAGTCACCGGAGCAACGTAAACAGTTTCAAAACGACACGCGGCTATAGAAGACCTAGCGCATCCGAAACTATCTCCCAAACTAAAAACAGAAGAAGAACCTTGTCCTGGCATCGCATTCACGCGCTCTAAAACCACGCACGTAAACTCAGTAACGTCTGCATATTCTCTCAACATTTTAATGAGTCCCGCAGGATCTACTTCGTTTTTAACAACGCCTGTACCTTTCACAACGGTAGGCATGTCTAAAACTGTGACAAATACGCCGTTATTGAGCACGCCGATAGCACCGGTGAGTCCTGGGTCAATTCCTATGGTTATCATAACGCCTCGTAATGCTCACACCCTGTGAGCTGTTTATCAATAGGTAGAGTTTCGCTATCAAGTTCGCAAACCCACGTACCGTCTGTGTAAGGAATACATTGCCGGCATGTACGACAGTTTTTAAGCGGTTCTACATTTTTAACACACACTTCTTTCATATCACAAAATTTACATCCAAAACTAGTACCGTCGTCACTGATACCGGCGGGTCTGAGCCTAGCAGCGACTAATTTATCTACTTTTTTAAATAGTTTCTCCTGCTCAATTTCGTCACGTTCTATAATCTCAACGTACAATTTCTCGTCATCTTTACACACCGCGAGGTAAAGTGCTCTGTCAAAATTAGCTAAATTCATACTAATTTGCACTTGAGCATAATGTAGAGGTTTTTCAGATTTTACACCTTTCTTTACGACTGAGTCAAAGTTCTTTTTATTGTGAGTTTTTATCTCAAGCAACATCGCGTCGTCGTACCCGTTAATACCTTTGATTATACCGTCAATTTTAGTTACGAAATGTTTACTACTGTCAGCATATTCAAATTGTTTACCGGTGTGTTCATTCTTGTTCCAAACGTGATAGCCGGCGCGTCTCAAATCTTCAACTACTCTATCTTCCTGCCAATGCCCTGTTCCGAACAACCTAAGTATTCTACCGTCGAAATCTTTCCTGTTAAACCCTCGCCAGTCTAACCATATATTACGTAGGCATTCTTCACCGACAAACGATGATCCAAGTCTACCGAGGTAAATGTCAGGCTTTCTATCTTCTAGCTCGTAACCGGCGTAAATTCGATTGGCGATATCTAGTTCTGGTTTTACTGGTATAGCTACCATGTCATGTCTCCTAAGTTATAAAAAGAGAGGGTGACACCCTCTCTCTCGAAACAGGTTTAATCCCAAGGATTACCTGTTTTTGCGGCTGGAGCCGGCGTTGCTGGTTTTGGCGCGGGTTTCGCTGTTGATTCAAACAAAAACGCATTGATACGATTACTAGCAGCGTAACCGTTATTACCTTTCTCAATAGTAACGTCTGCTCTGAACGGTTTTTCAACTAATTTGTCAGTGTCATCTGCGTCAGGTTTACCACAAGCAGCAGACCACGCTACGATTTGTTGACGACCGATACGTTGCGCTGCTTCACTAGGATTATTAACGTTGAAATTTTGCCAGATCAACCTACTTGCAAATTCACCTTTAATAACTTCAAATTTAACTTTAATGTATGAACCGTCACCTTTACTAGTGGTTTTCTCTTCGGCTTCTACAGCTTTCAAAAAATACTCTCCGGCAGGGATTGGCTCAAATGAACCTTGTGCGCCGGTGTCTGGTGTTACTTCTGTTACGTCGAATCCAAATTTAGCCATGATGTTTACTCCTAAGTTATTTAATGATTGGTAATAGTTTTTCAAGATTTTCGATAGTCATCTCAATATCTTCAGGACATGAATATCTATTTTTTGCAGCAAACGCAGGATTTTCTACAAAGTGAAGTAATCGTTCACCAGTAGTAACACCACGTGATTTCTGAGCATTAAAACCTGCGTCAGATTTACGTATAATCACTTTAAATGCAGCAAACGCAAGCACGTCTGCCCATTCTTGTAACAAAGCGTTACAGCGATTAGGTAACTTGGGTTGATAACGGTCGTACGGTTCAGTACGAGGGTCTTCAAATTTAACCACCGCAGCGTGAGCAATCAAAACGACGTTCATACGGCGTTTCGTACGCAACAGGTCTAAACCTTGCAGGATCTCGCGTAACTCTTCGGCAACGAACATCTGACTTTTGCCGAAAGCGAGATCTTTCGCATCATGACTGGCTTCAACACTACGTATGATTAACGGTTCTACTAACCAGTCTACTGAGTCAATAACCACCGTTTTGTAATCATGATCTTCTTTTAACAATGTTTTTATACTCTCAACGACGTCTTCTATCGCATTGGCATGGGGAAAACTAGTCACATCAAGTGAGTCTAACCCGTCTTCTGTGCTTATGAAAATAGGGTTCGGAAATTTACTAGCTAATGTAGATTTACCGATACCGTGACCTCCGTAAATACAAATACGCGGGGGTACGTCTTGTTTGCCCGTTCTGAGCGTTTCTTTCCAATTTGACATGTTTGTTCTCCTCTAATTGAAGCGGTTAGTCGTCCGCATTGTCATCACTAAAATTACCACTGTTAAACATTTCCCAATGCTGAAGCACATATTGAAACGAATTGCGATCCCAACTCAACACATTGACCGTGTCATCTAACTCAGTTACAATTGACATACAAACTCCACACAGCGTTGGGTCTCCTATCATCAACAAATAATCTCCATCTCTCCAATTTCTCAACACTCTACGAGCTTTAGAAATCATATTAGAAGTGTGGTACGGTTTCTTCGGGTTTCCGAAAACGGCTTTAAGTGTTCCGTATCTTTTAGCGTCTGATAGATCTTTGCTGTTATCAACTTGAACTACGAACACTGTTTTCTGGTTTTTATCAGTCATTTTTACGTTTCCTAGTTTTCTTAGGGGGAGGGGCTATTAATTGTAATTGCTCTGCTGTTAAATAATCTGAGCACCCAACAGCCACCGCTATTTTTATTGCTTCTTTAATATACCATTCATAATCTAAATCCTCGGGGTGTTTGATTTTATCAAGTAACGTCATACACGCTTTTGCACCTTCTGTTTTAGGCACTTTATTACCGTTAGACGCGTATTTTATCGGTTCGTTAGCCATATCTGTAGATTGATACCAACGTACCACTTTACCCAGGTAAACGCCGTTTTGCTGTCCACCTCCGGTCACATTACGAGCACTGATAAAATCAGTGAACGGCGTGTTGTAAATAGTAGACTCAAAAGATGAACCGAAAGCCAACCATTGACCGACAGCACCTGCTGACACTTGAGCAGTTGGATTCTTTCTGAGCGATAAAGGCGCGTAAATACCTTTGACTTTCAAGTTTCTATTTTGTTTTATAGCTATGTAGTTATTAACATCTTTCATAGCTAAGGCGCGGTAGTAAGTGTACTCAAAGTTGAACTTAGAAACTTTACTAAATTCATCTACTGTTTTTTCTATTAATGTCTTTTGATCTTCTTTGAAAAATATAGCGATACCATCAGTGTTAGCCGACAACGTTATAACGTCGTGAGTTTCTAACCATTCAATCAACATAAGCAGTGTGAATTGCCCTGTCAACGTCACCGCCAGCATCAGATCAGGAGAGTATAGCACTGAGTACCTGCTAGCTAATTTACCGAACGTTCCGTTTAACGAAATTTTAAGAGTCGCGTCTGTCGTCTTATCTCCTGATTTTTTAGCTTCAAGACGTTGTTCATAAATTTTACGATATTCATCTACAAACCGTTTACCGAGAGCGACAGGTACGAACCCACATTCTAAAATAATACTAGGATAGAAAGACGCAGCGTCAATGTCACATATGTAATCTTCTCCCGCAATATGACATACTTTTTTATCGTGAACGCTATGAACTCCTCCAACTCCAAGTTGATAAGAACCAGTGCCGAAAGTTATAATTTCAGATCCTAAAAACTCAGGTAAACGCACATGACCTGTAGCTGCGTTCATCTCAAAAACATGACTTGCGGTTCTATTTAACAGCTGTTGAAGTTTAAAATTTCTAAATTTCAAAAACGAAGGCGGCGTGTACCGTATTGTTTCTGGTATTTGATTGTCAGCAAATTTTAAACCCATACTGGTGATATAAGCAGCCTCTGCCATCTGCGCATCTGATTTACTACGCATGTCTACTTTGTACCTACGGCTCATATCAACTCTGAGCAGCACTTCATTTTCAAGTTGACTGAGTAATTCTTCAGTGGTGTCGACGTCATTGTGACAATATTCTAATATGTCAATTTCTTGATCTTCAGTTATCATGTCAGTATGCGCTATCGGCATGTCCTGCAACTTGGGCATATGCATTCTTGCGCCATACGCTTTTAAACCTACGAATGAGGGAGCAACTTCAATCAAATCTATATGATCCCCCATGACGTCAATTAAATCAAATTTACGCAGCGCTTCCCAGTGTCTCAGCCGATTAGTAATAACATCATCGGCTATGCGTTTTATTTCAATTTCAGATCTACCCGCGCAAAACGCAGCCACTATAACATTGTCAAATGATCGGCTGTTAAAACCCACTAATGTCTCAACAGCCGGAGAGGTTATAAATGATCTCAACCTTTCAGGAGCGCCGTTTTCGTGACGCCACAGGTCAAACCAGTCGCCTGTCTCAATGTTTTTAGCGCAAAACAGAGTACGATTGGGTAACGTCTCTGTGTCAAACACCCACGTGCTCATCGGTCTTGATCCACGTATCCGCACATTTCTACTAACTCTGCGCCGGCGTTACCCGTTTCTATTTCGATGAGTTTTTCAAGATAATGTATCGCTTTATTTAAATCTTGAACAACATTGTCTTTCAAGTAGCACCGTTCAATGTATTTTGTAGCAGCTGCTTGGAAATAGTTAAGACCTAAACGATTGACACGGTCCCAGTGCTCTTCCCCTCCACGTTTATAATGTGTACCGCCGATTTGTTTTTGATTAGAAACGCTCATGCTCCGTACTCCTTAATTAAGTTAAAAATTTGCCGTTCTATACCGTTTAATGACATTTCTTCAGCATAGCTAATGTATCGGTCAAATACAGAGCGTATACGCTTATTACCTAACGAAAGTTCACGTGCGCAAAACAGAGCGCCTTGGGCTATATCAGACAATTTTAAAACACGTTTATCTTCTAATGACAACGTAGGCATGTGAATACCGACATGACTCATGAGGCGTTCTTCTAATTCGTCTACCTTACCACCGATGCCGAACTCACGCTTAGCAGGGGAAGGTATATCACCGGTTTGGTGCTCTGCTAAGTCGTGACAAAGCGCTGCAAATAAAAGATCACGTCCCGCATCGGGTTTAAAAATCAAGCACAGCATGGCTACGCCGTGTGAATGATGACCGACGGTTTCAGAAATTAGAGTGGTGACGGTATGGTAACGCTTTACCTCAGCGCCGGCAATGATAAAATCTAATGTTTTTTGCATAAAGTTCTCCAGTTAGTAGTTATGTTTAAAATTATAGTCAAGTTTACAGGTAAAAGCAAATTATTTTTTATCATAAATCGAACTCAAAATAGAGTTTACTTTATTCAGTTCAACCTTATCTTCCAGCATGCGCTGTTTTTTATCTCTACGAGTTATCCACTCAAAAGCAGCTCTCCTCCAGTCATCTGCTTGTATTTTTGCCGCGTAATATTTACCGTCCCCCTCGCCTGTTTTTCTCATTTTACTCACCATAGCTAACGGATGAGCAACTTGGCCGAAAAACGGGTTCGCATACCGAACACGTTCGTTAAACGGGTCTTGACAAAACAGTTCACACTCAATTAAAAACAGGTTGTATTCACTATTTAACATTATCGGTTTCGGTCTCACCGCACCGTTAAGATAATAATCATATTCTTTTGGATTCGGCGGTACAGATAGATAATTACCGATATCGTAAAGCTCAGTATAGAGGTGCAGATTGTTAGACATTTGACGATAAACGCCGACATATAAATTCAAAGCAGCCGCTACAAGTTCTTGGAGAAAACTGAAATGCACGGCGTTCGCGCCGTAAGCACCCCACCAGATATCATTACTCCGATTGAACACCGTCATATTCAACCTGTTATTATGTACATCAAAAACGATCTGCGTATTACACGCCTTGTCTTTAGTCTTTTTGTGTAAATCTTCCGAGTCCCACATTTGAATAACAGCTTGTCGGCTGTTAGGTTCACGGCGTAACAACTTGATAACTTCGTCAAGCTGATCATGACCAAAATGTTTGCGCCATCGGTGACCATAAGCGGCGTTGAAGGTTTTACCGTCGTCACTAAACTCAACCATTCTTTTATTAAACTGCTGCAAGAATGCAACATCGTTGCGCCCCGCCAGCATCCATATTGACTCCATCAAGTGGAAGATAGGATTGGCGTCTCTTTTATTATCAAATAGAACACGCTCACACGGATACCTGTACGTCGTCAACACGGTCTCAGGGAATACTAACGCAGGACCGTTGCGGGTTTCTTCTGGTTTTAAATTAAGCGTCTTAAGTTGCCAAAATATCTCACTGAATGCGTGGTTAACATTACGAACGTTAATTTCCATAATTAAAACTCCGTTTCTGGTTTATAATGCGTTTTAGGTTTACCTTCTGACAACACAGTCCTGCAGTATTTACTATACTCACACATGCAGTTTTGAACATCATGTAACGTCATGTCATCTATTTCTAAATGATCAAGTATCAACTTGAAAATCTGCCGCAATTTGAGATTAAACTCTTCTTGAGTCCAACCGGCGTTCGGTGCTCGGTTAAACAGGTAATTCAATCCCCGTGAACTTCCTGGTCCGATAGGCGCGTATTCAAACAGATCGCTAGCGAAACATAAATGTTTTGTTGAATACGTCAAATCGGCAGCCACTTGACCGGCTATAAACGTACTTATACCGAAACACCTGCTCATAACGTTGACAAACCGTTCAATCGTAACGTCATCTTGCAGTGTTTTCTGTATATCATCAGCTTTCAAAACAACGTCACCGATAATGTATTTTGCCACTGCTTTTGATTTGTTACCACCTGGATCCATTTTAGTAGGGTAAAGCATGTATGCTCCAGAGTAAACTTTACCACGAGTTTCTTTTAAAAACTCTAAGACTGCTTCAAAAAG